TAGTTAAATCATGCCTTTTGGAATACTCAGACTTCTGCTATGAAACTTGCGAATCACATCCAGCGGATCTCATTGTTGAGTTTGGTAATGCCTTATATAAAGTCCAGGTTAAATCCAGGAACAGATCCAAAGAGGGTAAGTACACTTTTCCTATTGAAAGCCATAGATCTAAATCTGATACGCACAGGAATTATCATTGCGATATTTATGCTTTTGTTTTCTTTCCAGAAAAAAGAATCCTCTTTGTACCAAATGCATCTAACCAGAGATATTTTGTATTCCAGGCCGCAGCCATGGTGGACAACATGGAATATGATTCACTCCAAGAAACTCTAGGATCTCTTTCGCAGATCCCAGTGCTAGATAATCTCCTGAATTTATAAAGAACAAACTATATAGTTGATATCTATATATTTATATATATACTCTAAGTATTGTTATTTATAAATTGGAGACAGCATGAATGTATTAAGTTTGTTTGATGGTATGAGTTGCGGAATGATTGCCTTAGATCGTTTGGGAATCAAGGTAGATAACTATTACGCAAGTGAGATTGATAAGTATGCCATGCAGGTGAGTGCAGCTAACTACCCAGAGATTATTCAAGTGGGTGATATTACTAAACTAGATCTATCAACCTTGCCACAAATTGATTTAGTAATAGGTGGTTCACCATGCCAAGGATTTAGTTTTGCAGGCAAGCAGCTTGCATTTGATGACCCAAGATCTGCCTTGTTCTTTGAGTTTGTTAAATGTGTTGAGGCTTTAAAGCCTAAATATTTTCTATTAGAAAATGTCAGAATGAAAAAGGAATACTTGAATATTATTTCTGAGTACATGGGCGTTGAACCCATCTTTATCAATAGCTCTTTGGTGTCTGCTCAGTCAAGACAGAGATACTATTGGACTAACATTCCCGGAATTGAACAGCCTGAAGAAAGGGGGATGGTTCTTAAGGATGTTTTAGAAGATGGCTTTGATACCGAGAGAGATAAAAGTCATTGTTTGGATGCTAACTATTACAAAGGGTCAAGCGTTAAAAATTATTTGAAAAAAAGTAGAAGGCAGATGGTTTTTAAACCTCAACACATAGGCACGGCAGTTGATATTAATGGCCATGACATATTAAAGCGTGTCTATTCACCTGATGGTAAATCTCCAACTGTTAATGCTTGTGGTGTTGGTCATAGAGAACCTAAAGTTGTGATGGGTGCATGGAGAGGCCGGTACAATGAAGATGGTTCAACAAGTCAAAAGTTAGAGTTACGCAAAGATCAAAAGACCAACACCATTACTACAGTGCAAAAAGATAATGTCTTAACGCAAGATGAAGTCTACTGGAGAAAGCTCACACCATTAGAGTGCGAGAGATTGCAAACAGTACCAGATAATTATACGAACCATGTGAGTAACACTCAGCGTTATAAAATGCTTGGCAATGGTTGGACTATAGAAGTTATAGCTCACATCTTAAAAAACATGGAACTGAACAACAGCTTGGCAGATGCTATGGCAAATCAAAGGGGAAACCCACAACAACAAGGAGAGCAAAATGCTTGATTTAATATTAATTGGCCTGTTACTTATAGCTATCAAATACACATTTGTTTTGTATAAAGTCCTCAGATCTCATCTAAGGCGTGAAAGGATATGGAAGCACATTCCATTGTCTATGCGAATCAAATACGATTATCGCAGTGTTAAGTAACATTGATTGGGCATTAGTCCAGGTGCAACTAGCAGCTGGGCTTTTGCCAATGTTCGTTATTTTGTACTTCTTTAATAAATAGGAGTAGGATTGTTAGTTATAAATATATATAAATATATAATTAATCTTGTTATTTATAAGGAGTATCAATGGAAAGCAATTTAAAATATCTACAACGAGAATCAGACCAAATAAGTTTTAGGGGCAGCGTGGTCATCTATCTGCCAAACAAAAAGCCAGCCACCAGAAACCTACTTGATAGCATTTTGAGACTAAAGAAAAATAATCAAGCTAGGTGCCTCAATACCTATATTGAAAAACCAAACAAAAAAACCAGACATAAGCCAGAGCTTAGAAGGGCGGTTGGATTATGCAACGAAAGGGCTGCAACTTTAATTATTCCAGAAATTGGGCAGCTTACCAAAAGTTTGCAATTTCTTGCAGAGATTACAGCCCTGGATGAAAGGGAATTTTATGCAATAAGTCAGAATAGATCTAAGGTGGTTATGGTATCGAAGGTAGACATTTCAACTCTGGCAATGATTTCAGTTAATATTAGAGAGGAAATTTCATTCAAAACAAAATTGAGGCTCCAGGAACTTAAAGCAATGGGAGTGCAGTTGGGTGCGCCAGATCCTTTTGTTGGATTGAACTTGGCATATCCAGCCAACAGAGAGATTGCTGATCAATATGCCAGAGAGGTTATCCCAGAGATTAAAGAGATCCAGGCGTTAGGTTATAAGACACTTACGGCCATTGCCCATATGCTTAATGCCAGGAAGGTTAGAACAGCGAAGGGCGGCCAGTTTCATCCAACTACTGTTAAAAACATTTTAGATAGATCCAAATATTTATAGGAGAATAATATGAATCAAGATTACTTAAAAGCATGGGTGACATATCACAATGCCGTAGGCAGGGAGATGATGGAGTTTGAAAAATACTCAGATAAATTCATTGTTGATCAAAAAACACAGGTGGTTGGCTATCACATTTTTCTTGAAACTATGGAAGGTAGACAGCCCAACCAGACAGACTTAATTTATGAACTCAATATCTCAGAGCAAGCCATGAGGATTATTTTAAAGCGGTTGTTAGAGCTTAATTACATTAAACTTGTTAAGGGCAAGGATTCAAGATTTAAGCATTACCAATCCACTGAGGCATTGAAATATGGGGTAGAGGTTCACACCGCACGCCAAGTCATAACCATTCTTGATGTAGCAAAAAGTTTAAAGCTGCCCATCGTTGGATTGCTTGCCACTCTGATACAAAGTGGATTGGGAGAATACAAAAAATTTCCAGCTTACGGAGCTTTTGACCTGGAGACTGTTAAAACCATTATTAGCGAAATTGAATCCAAAAAATGATCTTAGCTTCCAATTATGTCCAATCCTTTTTGTCATATCTGCAAGCCAACAGAGGCTATGCAAAAAATACAATATTGGCTTATGGCAGAGACACCATGTATTTTATTGTATGGCTTAAAGGAGAGGGCATCTGTAATGCAGCAGACATAAAAGAGATCCACATTAGAAACTACATAGCCCACTTTCATCAATTCAAGTTTTCTCATTCCACCATCAACAGGAAAATTGCTTCTCTTAAACATTTCACATCTTATCTTTATAAAATCAAAATCATTCTTGTGGATCCTGCCAAGAACTTTGGGTGGCTAAAAGCAGCAGAGCCTTTGCCAAAAGCCATATCTGAGACTGATATTAGTACTCTGATTCAAGCTCCAGATGTTAATTCTTTTATTGGGGTTAGGGATAGGGCGATGCTGGAGCTGCTTTACGCAACAGGACTGAGGATCTCTGAGTTGATTGATCTTCAATATGAGGATGTAGATTTAACGCGAATGTGTGTGAAGGTAATAAATGGAAAGGGTGGGAAGCAACGACTGGTTCCATTTAACCCAAATTGCTTGCACTGGGTTGAAACCTACATATTGCAAAGAAAGCATAAGAAATTATCTTTGGATCTAAGGTGTTTATTTGTCAGCCAAAAAGGAACCAAAATAACACGCCAGGGCTTTTATCACAGGCTTAAAAAATATGTCAAACAATGCAACCTATCTGGAGACATTTCTGCCCACAACATAAGGCACTCATTCGCTACCCATTTGCTAGATCATGGGGCAGATATTAGATCCATTCAGTTGCTTTTAGGTCACAGCGACATTTCAAGCACAGAAATATACACTCATGTTGCAGTTAAAAAATTGGGTGAAATGCACAAGAAACATCATCCCAGAGGGTAGCAATATAGGTTTTAATTTAATACCCATTGAAAGTATCGGTATTTTTTATAGGTAATAAGAGTAGACATTTTCATAGTTACAAGTAAGTTTAATAAATATAAATATATAAATGAATAAATACAATGCAAGGAAAGAACAAGTGTTAGGCCAGAGAATGAATTTTAATTTAGACACTGGGGTGACTGTTAAGCGGTTGACCATTCCATGTCAAACCAGAGAGCAGCTTTATACGGCCGTTGAACTTTGCAGGGATCTGGCTGCAAATTTACAGAAAGTTTTGAACAGCAAGAACAGCAAATTTATGACGTTAATGGAATCGCAATATTTAATTGCAGAAGCTAACCAGGAGTTTAAGGGGCGAGCCAACGACAATGGTTCAAATACTAACTACAAGGGCGCGAAATAATTCGCAATACCTTTTGATACTTATAAGGAGATTATAAACATGGGCAGATTTAACGAGCTTTCACAGAACCCTTCAAACAGGGTGTTACACAACAGGGTACGATTGAGTGAGGCCTCTAATGGTTCGCATAATATATATTCCATCACGCCAGCCAGCGGTGGCTGTGGGGCAGTAAGGCCAGGAATATCAAAAAGATCAAGATCCCAAACTATAGCATTAAATGTGGTTGGCAAACCAAACAAAATGCGTATCTACAAGAATCGCATCAAATCCATCACCAAAGAAAATGGGCAAACCCTTTTGAGACTTATAAATGGAAAAGATGATTATTTGCTGAGAGACAGCGTAAAAGAAGTTGAAGCAAAAGTGGAGTGGGCAAATGGGTACTAGCGGCAAAGTAACAGACGATGGTTATGCCTCATGCAGCATCCTTCCCAGGATCTTTAAAAAAGATGTGGTTACCTTGGATAATTGCATAAGAGCCAGGAAGGGCGAAAATGTTAGAACTCCAGGCAACAGAATCACAGAGATAGGCAACATACTGGAAGAACCATTAATCATTCATGGGGCGAAGCTGCTTGGC